GGGGTATGGGGGCCTTAGCTCAGAAAGGTACATGCACCCAATCAACGACCCTCTTAATCAGTCCGCAACGAAGGCGGCGTCAAAGATAGGGGCTGACTTAGAAATTAAGTACACACTGGTGGAAGAAGCCGGGTCATCTGGCCCCGCCTCATTCCGACCAGTTCTGGAGCAGACAGGCAGGAAAGTTAAAACCACTGGTGGGAGGAGGTTAAGTAAGTTTGAGCCAGCAGAACAGACCTACCTAGCGACATTGGACGATGCTAGGGATATACCCGTCAGCCTCCACTTAGATGACGTGATGCCGGTAGGCCGCTTAGGCGGTGGTGAAGGGTTCGAGTCGTTCATCGAGAAGGAATTTCAAGAGCGTATAGACACCCCTTGGGCTCATCGCGGGCGAACGACGGAAAAAATTAAGGGGGCTCGGGGGAGTATATCTAAGGTAGATGAGGTGTTTCGTGGAACGTTGTCGGCGGATGCGTTAACGGAAGCAGAGCTTTCTATGCACGCTGGTGCTAAAACAGTGTTTGATAACGTACCCACCTTGCCGCAGGAGCTTGTCGTATACCGTGCGATGCGGGCATCTGAGTTGTTGGAGGAAGGTGCAAGGGACGTAGCCGGGGCAGTCGGTAGGGCTTACGCAAACCCAGCCCCCACGTACCTTACGACAGACATACGCCGCGCATCTAGGCATGCGGCTAGTATGCGTAAGGCAACACCGGATGCGGAAGTAGTCTTGGTGCAACTGAGATTAGAGGAGGGGGCCAAGGTTCTTTATATGGGTGATGGTAACGTGGTGGCTTCGCCCGGAACCGTGTTCCAGCTAGACGAATTATTGCCAAAGGTAAATACCTTTGAAAGCACACTGGCTAATTCGACCAAGCCTGCTGGGTCTTTCGGCAGCTTTCAGGAGGCTAATCTTCTTCGATACAAGAGGTCTTTGTTAGACCCGGCCACGCCTTTTAGTGACGACGTATTTACAGCGTCAGCCTTTGCTAGACCCGATGAGGGTATGTGGGATTTCCCTGTTTTAAGTGGCAGGCAAGTCCCCACTACGCAAAGTGTAAACACGTCGGCCCGTCTTGGTAAGGGAACGAAACTGGGTATTGAGTGGGCGGACCACTCGTTCGGGGCACCAATACGGGGGGCATCGACTTCCGTTTCGGACATTATTGTAATGCCTTCCATAAGAGAGCCGGTACGGAATGTTACGGCAGAGGCAAGTACTTTTGATGACGGTATTAAGCATTTCTATAGAAAGTATCGGGACGAGACGGATGTAAATTCGTGGTTGCGGGAGGTGCCTTCGGTAGACACTTCCAGTGATATCTATGGGCTTGGTCAGGTTTCAACAGCGGACGATTTTATATCTAGCCACTCACTTATTGATAGAGACGAGATAGAGGCAGTGCGGTCGTGGTATACGGCTAAAGAAAATTCTAGTGAGGCGCTTTCTGTTTACATGCATGGAATGGCTGATGGCAAGAACGCAACTCTTATAGATGACGTTGCTAGGGGTATCGAGAAACCGGGGTTGGGTGCGCTAGAACTTCAAGCACGGGAAAAGTGGATACCTGCGTTGGACGAGTTGATAGAAACGTCGGAGGGGGCGTTTCCTAGACCGTACAGCAGGACCGCCGGGCGGTCAGCGGTGGACGACGTGTGGCCTGCGACTTACGGAGGCTCTGCCAGCAAGGGCACTATGGGGGTGGGAGATGTACATATAAATAGAACGTACATGCACACCACGGTGCATCCACACAAAGCTGTTTTAGATGCCATAGAGAACAAGACACCGACGTTAACGAAGGACGGTACACGGGCGGTATACGAAGATGTAACGCTGACGAGGGTGTACATAAAGAAGGGGGACAAGGTTATACAAGTCGGCAGTCAGGAGGCCGAGGAGTTTTTACATGGAAGGGGGGCTGCATTCCATGTTACTGAGGTTGAGAGTAACGCAATCTTAATGGAAGTCTCGAACATTCAGAGCAAAACAGAGGGCATAGATACAGCAGCGTGGTTCCCTACCCTAGACCCTAAACGTGCGGCGAAGGTGGACACGGTTTTTGTGCGTGGCGATATCATTACACTAGAAAGTGTAGCCCCTCAGCAAGTAGAAGCGGCGGCTGAAATAGGTGCGCGTCGTGGGGGTGTTATTGTGCCCGTAGACACCGGGGGCTACATAGCCGCTGATAACTCGTACTCTGCTGCGTGGAAAACGGCGTTGCGTGAACGAAAAGAGGCTGGGGTCTACGATGGTCGCTACGCTATAGAGGATATAGTTACGGACACTTACAAGGATTCGTATGCGGGTAATGGGCTCACGTCACAATATGTATCACGTCCTCTCGACAAAGCAGCGGCTGCAAAATATGTCGAGGGGCCTCAAAGTTTTGTGCCGAACAAGGTGAAATTCGACCATGAGGCTGCGGTCAAGCGGGCGCGGGCTGCTGATGCGGGAAAGAAGCTCCCGAAAAAAGCTGTAGGTCATTATACCGGTATTGGGTCCGGGGAGATGAATGAGATTTCTAGGCTGTTGGATGAAGCCGAGAGATTACCGTCGTCTAGGCGTATGATTAGAGAGTCAGGGGCATGGGACCCGGACGTTGGGCTGGCAGAGACACTGTATCCAAAAGGTGGTAAGTTTGATACCTACGCTGCAAACAGAATCATAAAGGCATTCAATGATGGGACGCTAAATTTCAAGTGGGGGGATGCGGAGTGGGCTCCCCGTGGCCAAAAGCTAGATGGCTGGTTAAGAATGGGGTTAACTGCTAGGGCGGGTAGTGGCACCACGCTTCGCATGCAACTAAGCCTACAACAAGCCCTTAAATACAAGTCATCGCCATTACCAGAAGATGTTATTTTGATGCGCGGCATCAAGGGGGCTCATCCGGGTAGGATGGGCGGGTTTAAGGAAGGGGAGCTGTTCACTAATTGGACAACCGGTAGTTGGACTGGTGACCCCAACCTAGCCTCTTCTTTTGGGAGGCTCGGTGGCCGTACAGTAGACGACATTGATGACCTGTTGAACCTTGGAAAAGTAACCTCCGATGGTAGCCGTGTATATTCCCCAGCCATCGTAGCGGCAAAGAAGGAGCGTGGCATTATGCTTCGGGTTAAGTATCCTAAAGGTGCTCCCTATACCACGGCCCCAGATTTTTTTGAGGAGGAATTTATTCTAGGGCCGTCTACGTTTAGAATTAAAAAGGCTACATACCGTGGGCACGGCGAGGCGTCGTTCCATGATGTAAACTGGGAATTGAGAGGGGAAAGCAAGGCGCTTCTTCCAGAAAATGCTAAAGCCTTTGCGGATGGTCAGTGGGGTAAGCTCGGATTGGCGGACGATGAAATTGCCGAGCTTGACCAATTGCAGAATTTTCGTGACTGGCTGACCAAGGCATCGCAACTTCCTGATGACGATATACTGTGGGTAACAACGCCGTACACACGTTCCGATTTTGTTGAGACGTTGGATGCCCTTACGGATTCGGCTAAATATCGGGCAGCGGTAGAGGAGGCGGCTGGGGCGGGGCGCGAGTTTTTAGAGGGCATGGCTAGTAGGGCTAAGTTGGCTGGGACTATACGACCGTTTCAGCCCCCGCTTACACGGTGGCCGGTATTGAGCCAGATACAAGTCGGAGAGGGGAGCGTACACAGCGGACGCCACAGAGTAAGGGTCACTATCCCTTACGAGAGTATACCAGCACGGGTGCTGGATTTAGAGTATGTCCCCACCGCCGCCGCTGCGGAAGCCATTGCCCCAGTACAGACACAGGCGGCGCTGGCAGAGGCGGCGGTCAAACTGGTCGATGACGCCGATGTCACGTTCAAACGTATTGCACGGGTTACCGATGAGGATTTTTTGCCGAAGACATGGCTGTCTGATGTTGACCCTGATGATGCCCGGTCTGTATTTACGGATACAGATATAGGGGCGCGAAAAATATTTGTAACTGAAGTCAAGCCTGCCGACGTTGCCGCCCATATAAAAAATGGGGGGTCCATGCATGTTTCTGATAGCCGCAAAGTTGGCGCTTTGGTTACAGATAAGGGCACCGTGGGGAATCTGTTTAACAGCAATGGACCGGGGGCTGGGCGTGAGATGCTGCTCGACCTTATCGAAAATGGAGATGCAAAAACTCTTGATTGTTTTGATGGGTTTTTGCCAGAGTACTACAAGCAATTCGGTTTCGTTGAGTACAAGAGGGTAAAGTGGAATGACGCATATGCCCCTAAGAAATGGGACTATGGTAAGCATGGCCGCCCAGATATAGTGTATATGAAATACGCAGGAGGAAATCGTGCCACAGTCAGACAAAGATTTATTGCGGGGCAATCTCTTACATCAGACGCACAATCAGCTTTCGAGAGAGGGGCAGCTATCTCTCATCAAGCAGAGATTCGAGCATCGTTTAAGGGAGGAGCGGGGGGAGAAATGGCTAAACGAAAATCGCTTGCTGCTGGAAGAGCAGTGGAAAGGAATGATAAATCTAGGCTTATTCTGAACCAGTTGGCCGAACCCACGGATAAACGGTCCCCCGCGTGGGCCATACGGTTTGGTGATGAGGGCAACGAGTTTTGGTTAGGTACTAGCGATGTCGGCCCAGACTTGAGGAGGGCCACCACTGACCGGGCGGCAGTTGCCAATACTGTTGAGACGTTGACTACGGTACAAGGCTTTAACTCAGTGGATGAGGTTATCGAGTGGGCTGTTAGTCGAGGCGCTAAAAGGGAGTCGGTTACAGCCGTGTCGCGTTCGCTAGAGGCGAAGTATTCCCGCGCCCGTTTAATTGACCCTAGTCTTCGTAGCGGGGCGTCAGCGGAGGTTCTTGTTCAAGAGGCTAAAAGGGCGGCTAAAGCCGTTAAGAAGAAGGACGCACAGAGGGTGTTTTTAGATTTGCTGGAGCGCCCTGATATTACGCGAAATATTGATGGGGTAACCTCCCGCCACAGGTTGTCCAAAACCGTTCGGAAGCAGCTCTTTCTTGACTCGGTAGACGATATGACAGAACTCCATAGGTCAGAAAGTTTTTTACCAGACATTGTTACAAAGCCCTACAGCGTAGTCGAGGTAGAGCTGCCTACTCCGGTGGCCCGTGCGACCGGGACTGTATTTGATTCATCCACCCTAGTTATTACCCCGCCTAGTAACGTTGCGAAAAAGGTTATCCCGGTAATTAAGCCGACACCCGGTTCTTCCCAAATAGATGATACCGCCAGTGCTTTTTACGGCAAGGGGAGCGGGGAAAAGGTGACCTTCAGGTATGTTCGTAACCCAGAACCGGCTCCTAATTTTGGAAGTTTATACGGGCAAGATGTTGAACCGGCAGGGATGTACGTCAATGAGGCGACTTCGGGCCATGTGCCGCCCGGCTACGACTCCGGTACCCTGACGTTTAAGTCACCCCTTTATATTGAGGCGACGGGGGCCTACCAAGATAAATCGAGCTGGAAGCATGTATTGTCGAGCCGATATAGAACGACTGCCGATTCTGTTGGGACGACGTTATCGCGGAGAATCGTACAAGATGGGTATGACGGGGTAGTGGTAATTGAGCCAGCTACTGCAAAACGCGGAAGTTACGTAAGTGAGATTGTTGATTTGCGGTCGTTTGTGACCAAGAGCGAGGCGTTGCTAGAAGACGTGCTCCAGAATTCTCGGTACTTGCATGGGGTTGGTGGGGCGTCTTTATCGTAATGCCGCGCATACTAAAAAAGGATTTGCAGGTAATTGCACAGAGGGTATCCGGGTCTGGTCGCCCCCTAAGCGGGGAGATAGGGGCCTTCTTGGTTGGGTGGTCACCGGAGAATAGAGCCCAGACTTCAGCTACGTACATTGTCCGGTTGGATGGTGACACGGTTGTCGCAGGCCCACGGTCCTATGAATCGGTAGTTAAGTTTGGGTACTGGGGTCCGGTTACCAGCCACGCCGTAATACCAGATGTAATAGGTAGGGCGTGGCGATTTATTAACAGGGGGGCACCAGTTTAATGCCACCCTTCCCTGCCCCCAGTTATCGTCTCTATGGGGACCTTCCGGTTAAGTGCGAGCCCGATGAAGTCAGCGGGGTTCGGTTCATGGTTTATAACTGGGGGACCGGGGGGTTTGAGCGCAATGACCGCTTAGGTGTCTGTGTCTATCTCGGACTAGACCCCTATGCTGACCCTGAAGATGCGTCCGCACAGGACGGGTTTGATACCACTGTTTTGTCTGCACGTAGTTTTAACAGTTACGTTGCTAACTTAAAAAAATTAAAGGGCCAAGGCACCTAGAGAACTATGGGGAATTTAGGTATGCTAGAGTAGGTATGCCGACGACTGAGACACATGCGCACAAGGCCGATATGGTTGCGAGTGACTTGGTTGCCGGGGGGCGATTGAATGACGAACAACGCCCATCTACTACAAGGAGGAACGCCCCTGTGCCGATAGAGGTATGCACTACAGATACTAACGTAAAGGGGTGGCGTTGGGGGTCTTCCGGTAAGTGTTACACGGGCGCGGGCGCACGCGCACAGGCACGCGCACAAGGGGCGGCGCAAATGGCATCTGAGAGCCGGGGAGTAAAAAAGGCTGCCCCACTAGCTGCTCTTTTAGTTTTAGGGCTGATTGCCGAGAAGGTGGTTCTCTATGCCGTCCGTTTTTATGAGACTATGCACGTGGGGAAAGTAGCGTCTCACTTGGGGCATAAGTTGAGTTCCAACGACTCTAGGCCAGCAGTCAAGGACCTATTCTCTACGATTGAGTCAGGGGGGGAGGTTACTCGGCGTCAAGTTGGTAGAGTGATGCGGGGTATGACCCTGCCCCAGATAAACCGTGTGTTTGGCGGTCTTCCAGAGGCCCGTAGGATGCTTAAAGCCTTGGGCGAATTAGAGAAGAGTCGAAAGGGTTTCATAGCGCAGGGTGATATGGGACCCAGCAGGTACCCGAAACCTAATATACCCGTGGAGCCGGGTGCCCTTTTGGCGTATGTCCAGAACTCTGTATGGAAGCAGGAAACTGAACGCAGTGATGTTGAGGTGCATAAGATAGCTCCTTTGTTAATGCACGCCATGCATAAACTTGTGAAACTTGCGGAGATAGCGTTAGTAGCGTTCTTCACACACGAACAGATAGAGCGGGGGCGTAAATATTTTCACGAGGACAGCGAAAAACAGGCGGATAAACGCAAGCGGAGGGAGGTGCGTGAGGACCTACGCACCCTGTCATTGAAAGAAATAAAAAAACGCTATGGGAGTGTGCGTGAATTCAAGGCGCTGATGTCCCACCTTAAACAGGTGCGCTCAGAGTTTAGCTTGGGCCTACCAGAAAAAGAGTTCTACGCGCAAATAATGCGCAGGGCTCCTAAGTCCCAGTATACGACGGTCAGCAAAGATGAGGTCATTACGGCTACGATGTCCGAGGTTAAAAAGACGGATAGTGAATTACGTATTGCGTGGGGGGAGGTCTACGCACCGAATGTGCCAGATTCACAGGGTGACTACATGACCGCTGATGAGATACGAAAAATGGCCCACCGGTTTATGGAGAACGGGCGTCAGCATAAGGTGGACTGTAACCACGATAACAAGGAGGCCCACACCAACGTGGTGGTGGAGAGCTTTATCGCCCGTAAGGATGACCAGACGTTTATACCTGAGTCGTGGGTGGTGGGGGTGCATGTCCCTGACCAATCTATCTGGGAGTCGATTAAGAAAGGGGAGATAAACGGATTTTCGTTACAGGCCCGCGCAATGCGTAGCGCCACTACTTCTAAGCTCGAAGTTCTGCGTGAACCGTCCGGTATGGTGTTGGCAGCACATGGACACACGCACTCTTTTAACGTATCGTTTAGTGACGAAGGTAGGTTTATTGGCGGGGAGACATCATTTGACGAAGGGCATGCGCATGCGATTAACGGTGGAACCGTTACAGAACCGGCTGGGGCAACCAGCCACATACATAGGTATAGTGTAATAGGATGACAAAGAAAGCTACTGTAATGGTTGACGCCAGCGAATTATTTGATGCGGATGTTGAGTTTGTGTCCCTTGTTAATAAGGGTGCGAATCGCCTCCCGTTTCGGGTTTTGAAAACAGAGGGCGGTGGGGCAGATACCCAGCCCTCTGCGGATGCATGGATAGAGGCTATTACTGTTGTTAAGGGGGAGGGTCACGATGAGCTGATGGAGTTGATGGGGCAGTGTAATTTGAACACCGAGGACCCGCTTACAGTCGATGGCAGTGGTGCTGATATATATATGTACATGCAACCCATCGAAGGCGCTGGCCCAGACGAATTGGCCGATTTGCCGCGTACCATACTGAAGGTGGATGACCGTACTTCATTTGTTATTGCCAGCAATGGCCCGAACCTCCAGCAGTTAATGGATGAAGTAGACCTTGAGAAAGAGGTCAAGTCTCGTAAATCGGATGAGGTAGAGAAAACCTACGACCGTGATGAAGGTCGCCCGACAGCAAATGTTGATGTGCCGTATGAATATGGCTCAAGTTTTTTCGAGAATGTAGGCGAGGCCGGGTTTACCCCCGGATTACACTTAGCTAGTGCGATACTGGTTAAAACTATAAATGCAGTGATGCACTCGTCACCCACTGCTAAGGCCGCTCATAAAGGGATTGCGGAAGCGGTAGGGGCGTATAAGAACTACGTAACTAAGCTGGCCTCTATGGTTCCATCTACAACATTTCAATTGGAGGCTCTCATGGTAAAAACAGATAGTGAAGTAACCGATGGACCCGTTGACCCGATTAACCCCTTTGACCCGGATACCTCGTTCGGTCAAACCCTCGCGTTTGCCATAGACAAACTTATAGATTCCGGTATCCTAAGTATTAACGCGGAGGTTATGAAGACCTCCGATGAGGAGTCTGCGGACTCCGATGGAGAGGGCACTGTGGAATCACAAGTTGAAACAGACGTTACGAAAACCGATGGCCAGTTGGAGAATACGGATTCCCCCACCCTTGCAGCAGCAGCGGTGGAAGAATCTACAGATACCACAGAAGTCGTGGCGAGTAGTGAGGGTGAAGTAAACGATACGACCCAAGCAGTGTCCCAAAGTAGTACCGAAGACGATAAGGCGGAGGCAGTTGAAAACTCGACTGCTGATGACGTTTCGGCTTCAGACGAAGACACCTCCATTACCGTTGATGCTAACATGCAAATGTTAATGGATGCGGTGGCTTCTCAGATATCTGAAAAGATAGGGCCGCTAACCGTAGCGGTGCAGAAGTTGCAGGAAAGTCACGACACTGTTGCAGAACGTATGACCACCGTAGAAGTGGAGGCTGCGCAGGCTACTGAAGCTGTTAAAGGGACAGTAGTCGGCTCTTATACCCCCACAGATGCGCGGACAGCACTGGATGCGTCGGTTGAGAAATCTGACCACCCTATGCTTGATACCGGCTACAGCTCCCGCGACACCCGTCGTCGGCGGCGTGGCATGGTTATTTAACCACCTTATAAGGAGCAAAACTTATGCCTTCAAATGAAAATATAATCCAGAAAGCCGATATGGTCCTTGCGGACCTGTCGGGCGGCACAAAGGGAGGGCTGCTCAATGACGAGCAAGCCGCTGCTTTTGTCCGTAAACTTATTGACCAGCCGACTTTGCTGCGGCAGATTCGCACGGTGGAAATGAATTCCCCGACTCGCCAGATAAACAAAATCGGTTTTGGGTCGCGCATTATGAAAGCTGGCCCGGCAGCGTTGACTACCGGCGGTGTGGCGCTTGCCGCAGGTGACCGAAGTTCTGCTGTTACCGAGCAGGTGACCCTGACGACTAAAGAGGTAATGGCTGAAGTCCATCTCCCCTATGACGTTATCGAGGACAACATTGAGCGCGGCAACACGTCGGCTGGCGGCCCTACTGGTACAGGCGGCCCCAGAGCTGGGGGCATACAGGATACAATCCTGTCGCTGATAGCCGAGAGAGCTGCCCTTGACCTTGAGGAGCTGGCTCTTCTCGGGGACACCGCCAGCGGTGACGCCTATCTGGCTTTGCAGGATGGGTTCTTGGAGCAGGCGAAGGACAATGGCGTTGCTGATAGCACGCAGATTGACTTTACGGCCAACGCCGAGGGTTACATCCCGAACACGTCAACGGCGTATGCTGGTACCACCGGTACTATCTATGACCTCGGTGAGATAAATAAAGAGCTGTTCCGCAAAGCCTTGCAGGCAATGCCGACGCAGTACTTGCGAAACCGGGCGGACATGAAGTTCTTCTTGTCGATAGACCAAGAAATCAACTACCGAAATTCGCTTGGTAACCGCGTGGACGCCCTCGGTGACCGCATGGTTGAAGGCAATGATGCGGTCCGGGCTTTCGGAGTACCGGTGGAGCCGGTGGCTCTGATGCCAGCGGCTAACGGGTTGTTCTGTGACCCGCTGAACCTGATAATGGGTGTGCAGCGCAAGCTCACATTTGAGTACGACAAGGATATACGCGCACGGGAGTTTATCATTGTCGTGAGTAGCCGGGTGGCGTTTGCAATCGAAGAGGTTGACGCTACGATTTACATGAAGGGAATTGGGGTTAGCGCCTAGTCCTCAGTAGTTGTCTAATGCGGTGACTGTAACAGGGGTGGGCCGGGTAAATCTGGCTCACCCCTCTTTTGTGGAGGCAATTTGAAATGGATGAATCTAGTACTAACCCCCTTGGGCCTACATGTGCGTTGAAGTACGTTGGCCCGGCGGTATCAAATCACTTGGGGTACATGGATTTATTTGGGGTGAAGTGGGGCGCTGGGGTGCAAGCCGAGGTACTGGTTACACAGGCTGATTACGCTGTACGTGAGTACCCCCAGAAGTTTGAGAAGACCGGGGGGTCCCGCAAACTGTCTTCTGTAAGCGGTAAAAAGAAGGGCGGGGTCACAATAAAAAAGAAAGAAGCCACGCCGTCTGATGACGGAATCGAGATATAGCGATATAGTGTAGTCTATGGCTTCGACTAAACGACTTTCTACAGTTGCCGCTGTCCGTAGTCGTTTAGGCTATGACGCCATGACTGATGTGGACGCGGCTATTGGTGTCGCTCTTACAGGGGCCACCCAGTGGCTGGATAACGAGTTACGAACATCGTTCGATAACACGGCTCTGACGGACACGTATTTTGTACGCCGGTCTACCGGAAATCCGGCAGTAAATGCATGGGGGACCAGTTCAGATTGGCCTGTTTTCCGCACCCGGTTTTATCTGACGAGGGGGATGGTTGCATCGAATTCATCCCCCCTAATAAAATTTACATCTAAGCTGTCTAATTTTAATGTGACTGGGACTCCCAGTGTACACACCATAGGGGCTTCCAGCTCCCACGATTACGCCCTCACCGACTATGTAATTTATGATTACGAGAGGGGCCTATTCAATATTGTCGATATCGACCTTGCTAACTACTACGTCCGTATTACCTACGAAGCTGGGTTTGAGACGGATACGGTAGATACAGCCCAGTACAAGGCATCTCAAGTACCAAGCTGGTTGACGGAAGCGGCGGAGCTGCGGGCCATAATTTCATTGGAGGCTAACCCTATTCTACGCACTGAGGCGCGTGAGCAAGGAGAGTTGTCGTACATACATGAAGCTGTTTCTATGCTTATCAATCCTCATATACGGTACGAGCCGTATTCACTGCGGCCCATTACAACTGAAGGCTCCCTGTACACCCTTGATACTACTACGGCGGCATCTGGTGAATCGTTGTCGCGTGTCAGCGGAACCGTATGGCAGTCTGCCTATACACCTACGAATTCTCCCATCGTGGTCTGGGGCAATATGGTGCTGGACAAAGTTGCTGCACTGACCGCCTCTAACCAGTACACCTTATCGGGGGACACCTTTACGTTTTACGATGACCTTGGGACCACTGCCCCGACAGTCTGGTACGAATACTGAGAATGGCCTCAAATTCGTACATAGGTGGGGGCAAGGCGAGTGGTAAAAACAAAAAGACCACTATCACTTTTACGTTCCGTAATCGGAGATGGAAGGATATTGGACGTGGGCTGGACGCTTTCGCCAAGAGCCATAAAACCGCTTATAAAGCAGTCGGGGCCAAAGTAATTGCTGACCATTTGGGGCGATACCTGCGCACAGCCGCAAGGGCTATGCAGATGCGTCACGGGAGGCCGTACCCCACCGGCACATCTGCCCAGACTCTTTCTGTACGTAGCGGGCTCGGGATGCGGTCTATAGCGGATAGCGTTAGGGTTAAAACGTCTAACACTCCAGATAAAGTAATGGGGTTTATCGGCGGCATGTCCTATCTTAAAACGCATGAGTTTGGCGGGGTCCTGCGTCCGGTACGCGCCTCGGCCCTGACCGTGCCCCTTCCTCCGGCTCTAAAGGCAGACGGGACACCCAAACGTGAGTCGGCTCGGCATTGGCCAAATACGTTTATTTACACATCAAAAAACGGGCATCGCCTGATAGCCCACCTTGTGGATGACCAGTTGGAAAATTTGTACGTGCTGAAGGACGAGGTGCGCATACCCCCACGACTAGGCTTACATGATACCCTTATATCGCACAAAACAACCTTTATAGATAGAGTTATGCTGGACTGGTATCGTGGAGTCCTGCGTAAAATGTAATGCCAGCTACCGTTCGAGAGCAAATTCTTGATGCGTTGGTAACTCATTTTACCGGCACGGCAGTATCTCCGTATACCATTACGTGGTCTGCGGTTACCCGTTCGCCCTTGGCAGTTAAAGACCGGCGTAAGCAGTACGCCCTGTCGATTATGGATGAAGCGGAGGAGAAGGAGGCCAAGACCCGGCAAGTACACTGTTCGCTCACCGTGGCGTTTATGTTCTGGGCAATGGCGGATATAGCTGACAACCCATCCACGGTTGCCAACACAGTGCTGGGGGAGATACAGAAAAAAGCTCGGTCGGCCCTCTTTTCTACAACCGAGACGCCCCCTTTAGAAGGGAAGGCGGTAAATATTGTTGAGGTTTCAAATGACCTGATGGTAGACAGCGAGTACGACAGGCAGTTAATGGGTAGGCTTGTGTTTTTAATTACCTATCGGCACGCTTTGGCGGACCCTACTCTAGTGATATAAACTAGCCGGTCTGGCTGCTGTATGCTACAGTATGGGTATCTGTGGCCCCCCTTACACGGCTTCACGGGAGATAATAACATATGCTTTATGACAAGGGTTTAGTACTGGCGAAACTGGAGACGACATTTAGGACGGACGCCGCCCCGACTGCCGCTAGTGACGCGCTTGAAGCCATTGACCCTAACTTTTCTCCTGAGTTTACGCTTCTTGAGCGCGACACCATTACCGGAGATAAATCTCCTAAGTTAGGTGTTATGGGCCGGAAGCTGGCTAAGATTACGTTTCAAACTGAACTCAAGGGGACAGGTTCTTCGTCTGAAGGTAAGATGGCTTCACTGTTGAAAGCCTGTGGGTTCGCGTCGCAATCGACGGCAACTACTAACTCGATTCTGATGGACCAGATTATTCCGATAGGTACTCCGACCGGGGTGGCTGGCACGACCTCGAAAACCACGGCGTTTACCGGCACGTACCCACGACGTTGCCTTATGGAGTGCACGACTGCGGGCACACACTCCACGTCTCAGTGGACGGTTACCGCCCCGGCAGTGGGTAACGGGGTAGGTGGAAATGCCGCATTCTCTGACGCCACGGCTAATACTGCGGGGGTTATTTCTTTACCCCAGAGCGCCGAGCTGACTTTGGGCACACCCACCACTGACTTTGTTGTGGGCGACAGGTTTGCCACTTTCGTTGTGCCGACTACAGGTAATCGCTACAAGGTTATCGACCACGCTGACAACGAGGATAGTCAAAGCATAACTATTCACATATATTTCGATGGTATCTTACATAAAATGACAGGGTGTCGCGGGTCGTTTCAGATAACGGCCAATGCCGGTGAATTCGGGACCGTTGATTGGGATTTCACCGGGGACTACGTAACAGTAGGAAGCTCCCAAAATACCCCCGTCCCTACCGGGGCTGTCTTTGAGACAACCACCCCGCCGCAGATTGAAAACGCCTCGGTGAGTCTCCCTAAAGGAGTTAATGCTGGTGGCGGCAACTCATTCGGAGCCCCAGCAACAATTGTTGCGAACACGTTTTCTTGGGATTGCGGTAACACCATTGTCCCCAGAACAGATATCACCGCGAGTGATGGGTATTCCGGGGCGAAGGTTTCCGAACGTGCCCCGACATTTGAAATTGACCCGGAAACAGAAGATACAGCTAATCAAGATTTTTGGTCGTACTACGAAGCTGGTACCACCCATGACGTTATGACAGGTGTAGGAACAACGACCGGTAACATGGTTTATATGTTTGCTCCCCGCGCACAGTGCACTGGCATCAGCTACGCCAATCGTGATGCGACACGTGTAAGCTCTTTCTCGGCAAACCTTGTACGTAATGAGGGGGAAGACGAGTTTGTACTCTGGATAGGATAAGATAATGGGAAACTCACAGTTGACGATATTTTCATCTTCTAACGCCAAAGGCCCCGTAGTTACGGTTGATAGTGGCACCGAGGCTATCGGTGTTGAGTACAACGGTGTACGGGCATCCCTGTCGGCAGCAGAGTGGTTGGCGTTAGCCAAGCCCCAATCACCATCTAAGAAGCGTCCGCGAGACGCCAGTAGTGATGACAACTAAATTTTAATAGTGGGACCTCTGTCTCACGCCACACCGATACTTTAGGAGGGTACTACCAATGTCCATTACAGGCTTGCGCCTAGATTCAACAGAAGAATTTGTTTCGGTTTTAGACGAGAATAAGGGTACGGACGGTGAGGTGACAGTGTGGGTGCTGGGCACTTTGTCTTCTCGGGTCCTTACGTACTTGCGAGACAAGTCAACGTCGTTCAGCACGAATAAGGATGGGGAAATATCGGCAACGTTCGCCCCGTTTTCATCTGCCTATGAGACAACTCGCATCGGGCTGCGTGGGTGGAAGAATTTCAAAGATACCTCTGGGGGCGACATACCGTTTCACACGGTGTCGGAAGAAGTGGCCGGTGTAATGATGGCGGTCGTGGCCCCGGCGTGCATGGATATCCTCCCAGTAGAGCTGATACGGGAGTTATCTGAGCAAATAACTGGGGTGAACTCTGTTACTGAGACAGACGCGGGAAACTCAGACGGGTAGTTCTTGCCACGCGGGTGCTGCCCAATCGAGATTGTTCTTCATGTACCAGTGAAAATAAGATTGAGTGGGGGTGTAGTACCCCCGCTACCAACCCAGTTACCCTAGATAGGAAGCTACTTTTTACGTGCCCACTTAGACCAAAGTACGAAAATCCACTATACTATGAGTACGTGTTTGAGTGCTTTGCGTGGTACAAGCGCGGCATGCTCCCAGAGACAGGTACATGGACTCATCAGCCCGGAAAGTTGCTAACATTATTCCGCATCATAGATGCGGCGGTGACTGAGTTGGACGAGCACGAACGCAAGAAGGCTGACCGAAAATCTAGGCAGCGCACGTCGCCTTTACCACTTCCCCCGGTAGCACCCCGGTCCAGATGATGAGTTATGGGCCTACAGGGTAACGACTTAGAGTTTGCCCTTCGTTTTGTAAACGAAGGCGCTGCTTCATTAGAGCAGGCTGCCAAGCAGATGCGCGGCCTTGGCACGGATGCCAAAAAAACCCAGACCTATTGGGAGAAGACTGGCATCACCATGCGTGACGTTGGCCGGGCTATAGGCTGGACCACGGGCGTACTTCTTAGTTTTCGCAAGGGCCTAAAGGTTTTTGAAGAGTTTGATGTAGGTATTCGCAACGTTCAAACGTTGATGCCTGAGTCTGTGGCACAGGTCGAAGAAATGGGCTTGGCTATTGAGGATATGGCCGTATCAACGGGTGTGGCCACCAAGACTCTTACAGACGGCCTGTACCAAGTCGTATCGGCTTTTGGTGCCACCAAAGATTCTATTGATATTCTGCGTATTGCTAATGAGTCGGCAGTTGCCGGATTAGCGACTACCGAACAAGCTGTTGCCCTGCTCTCATCGGTGATGAAGGGTTATGGGGATACCAGCTCCGAGGCCGCAGACCATATATCAGACTTAGCTCAGATGACGGTTAAATTAGGTCAGACAACGTTTGGGGAGTTAGCGCAATCCATTCGGAAGGTGGTCCCCTTAGCCTTTGAACTAAACGTTACGACAGAAGAGCTGTTCAATACGTTTGCCACGCTGACTGGTGTTACTGGAGATACGCGGAGAGTATCAACGCAGTACCAAGGAGTGCTGCGTAGCTTGCTGAAGCCCCAAGGTCGGATGGCCGAGATGATACAGGCTACGGGGTTTGCGAGCGCCAAAACGTTGATTCAGGTGAAGGGGTTTCAGGGTGCCTTAGAGGCCCTGAACTTAGCTGCTATCAAGGGCGGGGTTGGGCTTGAAGAGTTCTTTATTGAAACTGAGGGCCTAGTAGCTACCCTATCTCTCCTCGGCTCACAATCTGATGTTACAAAAGTAAAGCTAACTAAGTTTGCAAAGGCTGCCGGGGAGCGTGCCCGCGCATTTGAGATTCAGATGGGCTCGCTGAAAACCAGTTTTGGGCAGTTGCGCGAATCGGTGGCAGTTATATGGAGGCATATAGGTAGTACTTTAGCACCGTGGGTTAAGGAGATGGCGGCAAAAGTTGTCATCTGGGCGCGAGCGTATGTGGCTCTTGAGCCGCAAATGAAACTGCACATCACCCAGATGGGGATATATGTGTCATTGCTGGCGATGGCCGTGCCGCTGCTAACCTTGTTTGTAAAATTTTTGAAGCCAGTTTTCGGCATGGTTAGGCTAGTTTCGACTGCGTTTATGTCGTTTAATCTTTTGATGCTGGGGCAAACGTTCCCCAACCTAGCGAAAGCTGTAGTGATGTTTAGGAAGCTCGCAGCGGCTCTCACTATGGTTGCTTTTAACCCCGCTTTTCTAGCAGCCGCCATAGCAATTGGGGGTATCATGTACGCCCTCGATGCAATGGGAATTTCCCTTAGTGAGCAAGTGGCCGCCATCGGTAATTTAGGCAGTATAGTGTTGCGTGAGCTGAAAACTTGGGTTGCGTATGTTTACCAGTACAAAGACGAAATTATCGGGACCGTAAAGGCCGTAATGAAGGCGGTGATGCTATCCGTTCGAGCTGTAATGAGGACTTTTGGCGCAGTGCTACTGGGGTTTGCTGGCCTCCTTACGGGTAACATAGAGATGCTGCGGCGAGGCGCAGAGTTGCTGGAGGAGGCTATGAGCGACGTGGGGTCGGCCTTTCTGGGTGCGACGGAAGCGGTCCAAAGAGACTACACACGGTCGTGGGTACGGACGTTTGCGGCTGTTGCAGCAGGGGCGAAGATGAGTTTGGAGACTCTAAAGGGAGTTTTGAGCGACCCGTTCTTTGCGGCACAGCCTGTGGCGACTATAAATCGCCACCTCATGCACGGTCTGGTAGACGTTAGCAATGCCATGCAAGATGCTTTGTACCCTGATGCTAACGCATTCGTAGGGCCACCGGAGAAGATTAAGGAGGGGGCGAAGAAAACCCTAGACGACCTACGTGCCGAGATGGCTAGTGGTGGCTTGGATTTCGACAGCCTTTTTGGCTCGGCAAAAGGTGGTGGCAAGGCGGCCATTAACAAAATCTTGAGCTTCTTTGGGTTTGGGCCGGGGCAATTGCCGGATGCTTTGAAGGAGGCGTTTGCCCAAGCGAGCGTAGAAATAGCTGTGGGGATGGAGTCGGTTGCGTTTGTTGGGGAGTCGTCGTCGGGTAAACAGTTGTTCACTTTGAAGTGGGCGTGGGAGGACCCGGAGGGCAAGATGCAAACCGGCTTCTCCACCCGCACGTATTTTGCTAACGAATTGGAGGCGGCGAAGGCGGCTATTCAAGCTGGGAACTCGTCTATTCGAGGTGAGGTGGTTGAGGTCCCCTTAGCCCAAGTTGGCTACGACGCGACGTTAGCCCCACGGGATTCTCCTTGGTATGAGAACTTAACAGCTATACGTGCAGAAGCTATGAAGCTACAAGAGTCGTTGCCGGGGGCGGTGGCTCTACGGGAAGAGTACGACAAAACTATAAGACTGTTGGATGCGGCGTTAAGTGGCAATGAGCACTTGACGCAAGGTATCGGTGAACTGAGAGATGCGGCGCTAGTAGCCTACGACGAAGGTTTGTCCCAGCTTTACGACCTAGAAGAGCCTATTGACTCTATGGAGGGTTTTATATCGGCATGGAAAATGTCGTTCAAGCAGATTGGTGACGAGAGCCAGATTACAGGCACGAATATAAAAGACATTATGGGGGATGCTATGGAGGGGATGGCCGACTCCCTGACTGATTTTGTGATGACCGGTAAATCAAACTTTGCTGATTTTGCCAAGTCCCTTATCAAGGACATCGCAAGGATAATAATTAAAGCTAAAATGCTCCAGTTCCTCAAGGCCATGATGCCGGGGACATTTGGTGAGGGTGGGACGGTCGGTGCCGAAGTGGATGCCCTTGGTGGGATGGTGGGGCGTACCGGTGCCCCTCGCGCCCGCGTGCCTGCGAGCATGTTCGCGGGCGCGGGCTCATACGCGATGGGCGGAGCCGTTCCCGTTATAGCCCACAAGGGGGAGGGGATATTTACCCCTAAGCAAATGAATAACGCTGATATGCTGTTTGCCAAACTTCAGCAGAACTCATCCCCTTCGGTAACCGTTAACATATCAACTCCGCCGGGTACGTCTGCGACGGTTCAGGAAAAGCGCGGTGGTGGTGCGGGCGGTCAGGATGTGCAGATGGAGGTGTTGGTTGAGATGGTCGAATCTAAGATGAGTTCTAGGCTACAGAGCGGTGGGGGTTTGGCCCCCGCACTAGAGCAACAATATGGGCTTGACCGTAGCCGTGGGCAATACCGATGAGTCAAATACTGCCATCTACTTTACCTGCTCCAGACGAGTTAGGGTACTCCATTGATTCAGGTAAATCGTTTATCCGCACCCAAATGGATTCTGGTCGAGCGCGGCAGCGGCGAGTTAACACGCGCCCCATAGTTAAACTGGAAATAACTTGGCGAATGGATGGGACTCAATACAACACGTTTAAGGCGTGGTGGGAGTCCGCTCTTAAAGAGGGCGCAGAGTCTTTTTTTATGGAGGTCTGGAGGGGGTCGGAATTCAGGCATTCCGAAGTAAGATTTACCGGCCCTTACCGTGCAATGTTGGGCTCCGGTGCATCAACTGAGTGGCAGGTTGAAGGTCAACTGGAGCTACTAGATGCAACTGATTTCATTATGTCTAGTGAGAAGTCGGCGGTTGTACATTCGATTAGCGGAAGGCTCCCGTACTACAGGAAAGATGAGTCAGTAATACTTGGCGATTTGCCCGCGAATAACACCGTAACCGAAGTACTTGTTATTGGGCGTGGAGACATAGGGAATCTTACAGCATCAGCAAATATAACTATCGGGTACACGGGTGATACAAACGCCTATGTAAATGATAGTTCCATAACTGACGTGGCTGATAACACAACCCAAACGTTTACGCCGGGTACGGGCGCGGATTCAACTGCACGAGAAGTAGTTGCTAAGTTTACGTTTACGGGGACAGCACCTGCATCTGGAGAGTATCTAGTAATAATCCAGTATACGGTTTGATTGAATGCCAAATACAACGCTCAGTGAGGCCATTAAGGAAGCATACAGCACCGCACCTACGGACGTGGTTATGTTGCATACGATTGAACTTAGGCACCCATCGTTTTCCTTCGTAGCAGATAAGGAGCGTGGGGCTGGTACAGCAGTCCGTATTGTAAGGGATACGCAAAACCTATGGGCTACGCTTGAGACTGATAGCTCAGATACGTATGCATATTTTGATTCAGGGACTGACAAACTCGTAGCCGCTGCTGCCGCTAGTTCTCAGGTAGTTGGGTATGCCGGTAATTCGGATGGGTACTATTCTGAAAGTGCTACCGTAAACGCAGGGCAGAAGGTTTTGTTTGTAGGACTGCCTTTCGATTTCACGCTACCGATTACGAAAGACCGTCAATTGCCTCAGTTGAGGTTAAAGATAGACAACGTTGGAAGAGAGATATGCCAGCACATAGAGGCGGCAATCGAAAACCCAGAGTCCATAGCAATGACGTATAGGGTCTTTCTCAGCTCAAACATAGACGGGATTAAAGGGACGACTGGTGAGGCGTATGAGGCTGGCGGGACTGGGACACCATTGCCAGAAATGGACCCACAGATAACCATGACGCTCAGTAACGTGAAGGTTGACCCATTCAAGATTGAAGCGACTGCAACCTATGACGACGTACTGCAAAGGCTGTTCCCAGCGGAGATGTATACGACGAAGAGATTCCCGTATCTGGACACCACGTCTTAGAATTATCATGCATTGGGCGACACAGTACATTACGTGTGGATGGAAGTCTGGAGCCACAGGCCCGGATTACTATGATTGCTGGAGCTTTTTTCGTCACGTTCAGAAGGAGCACTTTGGCCGGGATGTGCCAGAGATAGGTATTAACGCCGAAGATTTACGAGAATTGACAGCAGCCTTTAAGGTCGGTGTTCCAGAGGTTACCGACAAGCACGGGTGGGAAGAGGTGCCAGTGCCGCACAATGGCGATGCAGTTTTATTGGGCAATGGTCCGGTTGGGCAGCATGTGGGGATAGTGTTAATGATAGACGGAACGATAGGGGTTTTGCACTGTGCCCGGAAGGGTGGCGTGTTGTTTAGTCGAATAGAGGCGTTGCCGTACAAACGTGTGAGGTTTTTCAGGCATGCATAACGACTTCGCCAGTATCGTATACGTACCGAATCCGCTCCAGCCACAGAAAGACCGGGTTATAGAGCAGCTTGGTTTTGCCGATTCGACTACTATCAGTATAAGGGGCTTTCTTGATGCCAGAGAAGACCTGAAGTTTACCCTGCCAACCATATGTTTGCATAACGGGGAGCCGGTATTGCGAACCGAGTGGGCTGACACCCAGATACATCCAAATGATGTTGTTATGTTCTTGACGCTGCCACAGGGGGGAGGTGGAGATGAGGGCGGCAAAGACATCATGCGAATGGTGTTGATGGTGGGCCTAATGCTTGCCGCACCGCATATGGCAATTGCTATGTCGTCTGCGCTTGGTTCTGCGGCGGTAACGGCTGTTACCATTGAGGCGGGCACTATGATGGCTATGGCGGCGCAGGGGGCCGTCATAATCGGTGGAACACTGATTATTAACGCCGTACTGCCCCCGGCAACCCCAGCAGCAGCAGACCATACAGATATATCGCCCACGTATACGTTGGGGGCGCGCAATAATGCCGTCCGAACAAATAGCCCAATACCAGTAATATATGGGAAGCACAGGGTGTGGCCAGATTACATTGCCCATCCGTACACCACTTACAGGGGCCAGCAGCCACTTGGCAGCGGGGGGCGTATCAACTCATCAGAGGTGCCACTTGACGGGGCCGCAGCCGCCACTCAGGAATTGTTCCAAATGATGTGTATTGGGCAAGGTACCTACGTGATTAACGAGGTGTTAATTGGGGGGTCGGTGGTTGGGCATACGGTCGGTAACACACTAACCAGTACTCACAGTGAGGTTAAGCTAAGGGTATATGGCCCCACCGACTCGATAGTAGGTAACGAACTGTTTCCCCAGAATCGGGTACCTGTTAGCGGTATTTCAAGAAACGAACTTGAGGCTCCTGATGTCGGGTGGGATGATGGTGATGGGGTCGGGGTGGTTGGGCATGTAGCGCCGCGTAACCTAATAACGCTAAAGCCACATTTTAATAAGTATTTTACCATCAGGGCAATTGGGGTACCGGATGGTGTTACCGGAGAACAAGAGATAACAGTTGCGCAGTTTGATGATGATGGTGCAACCCCCTTAGAGCTGCAATGGGTACAAGATGAATTCGTTGGCATGCAGGTGTTTTTTGGTGGGGGACAAGAGAAGGTTGCCAGCGCCACCGATAAGCCGCGCAGAGTCCGCTATCGGGTTGACCCACGCGACTCAGTTGACGATTGGATTACGGCTTCCAATCATAACGCATGGCATGAGTTGATGACGCAGGACACACGGCTGCGGACCATAGTGGCTAACTCTCCGACAACAGGAACTGGAAACGGGACCATACGGTTCTCCGAGGGGTACGAGTCCGCCTCTTCTCAGTTGTCTCAACCGCCTACGACAGGGAGTGCAATAAGCCCAGCCGTGACGCTAGGCAACCATCCGATTAACTGCATAGGGGGGAGTAATGCCAGTGGGCCTCCGGGCTGCGGGACTGGCGGGCCTGATTACCCCGGAAACATCGCGTGTTCCGCTACGGGACAAAACGAATGGGGTAACACACAAGACCATTATGTTGTCGCCGCCGACAATCACGGTTTAGTACACGGACAGACGTTTACACTTGCTGGTGCTGAAGGAAGTGGACCCGGACCGCCCTCCACCACCGCGCTAACGAATGAGGAGGCGGCTATTGTAAATCAGACGCATGTAGTAACCAACATATCTGATGACGGTAATAGATTTGAGTTTTATGTCGGTGATACTCCCCTCGGCCTCGCTGACCCCCAGTCCCTGTCCCAAAACACCACCAACTGGGTAGGGGTGGGCGGTAATTCAGTTACCTTGGAAGCCGATGGGTATTGGGAGACTAGGGAGCACTGGAGGCCCACCGTAGCAAGTGGGCGACAAACTAATGGCATCAATAGCAACAGGTGTCATATACGAAACGATTACATCGGGCCGTTTAATGTATCCGCCCCAAATCATCCAATTTTTGGACTGTCTGTTGATTACGGGGGTGCCCCGATGGAGTTCTCTAGGAAAGGGGGCCGGTTTGCCCTTGGGGTGGGCGTTAGGTTTGAGATTCAGCGCATAGACGAGAACGGGAATATCTACAACTCAAGTTCTCCAGATTGGCTGGATGACATGCAGACCTTTAATACGGTTAGCGGGTTATGGGAAAACCCAGATGGTACAAGTCCGTATGCTACGTGGGGAGGGGTTACAAGAGAGCAGGCTTATGCGTTTGAAAAAGGCTCGCCACCACGTGTTGGCCAATGGATTACTGTTGGTAGGACATTTCAAGGATACACTTCCTCACATATCTCCACCCCCCAAGGAACGCACAGCGACCGGTTTTGGATACACATGCACGGGGCTGCACGGGTCGCATCACGGAATGCTACCATTGGTATGTATGGCCCGACAATTAGAGATACTCCGGTTCTTTTAACAAGCGAGTACGATTTTAGGGGCGTGGGTTCTGCTGGCCCAGAAAGCTGGGGAATGGCCCCATCTAGTCTGAGTAACGCCACCAATGAGGATTTAATGGGGTATGGTTACTTAATTCCAGAAGGGAGGTACCGAATTAGGGGGAGGCGGACGACCCACGGGTTTGGACCCGATGTAAATACTGCTGGCAGTGATAATAATGGTACTCTGGTTAGCGATAAAGTTTACTGGCTTGGCGCGGTTGGGTACATCCTTGGCAGTGTCAAGGCATACGCCGGGGTTACTACGTTAGCAACCAAGGTTATTGCATCTAGGCAGTTTAATCAGAACGCTGATACTGACCTCAGTGTACTCGTTAGTCGCAAGTTGCCAATGTGGGGGAACGCGATAAGCCCCGCGACTACTATTGGCAGTAACCCGATTACGACCGCAGGGGGTTCGACCACAGCCACGGTTACGTATGACAGCCATGGTTTAGTGGTAGGGCAATCCGTGACTATAGCTGGCGTGTCTGGGACAGGGGCACCGGCTGTTATTAACGGTGTACCCATTACAGACATTAACGGGGCGCGTACTATCACGACAGTAACTGCCGATACGTTTGGGTTTACGACATTGACTACAGCTAATGCAACGTCAACGGATGGAGCTGGCGGGAGTTCTGTGACCTTAGCTGCCAGTGCTTTTTGGTCTGATGACCTAGTAACAAGTAACCCAGCGTGGGCATTTTACGATGCGGCAACGAACACAGATTACGGTGGTGGGGTGTCCCCAAGCCTACTCAACCTGCCAGATTTACGTAGATTAGCGACGCTATGGGGCCGTAGGGGGGATGAGTTTAATGGTGTTTTCGATACCACCAGAACGTTGTGGGATGCTCTGAACTCTATTGCGAGGGCCGGTAGGGGGAGGGCACTGTTTGTTGGCGGTAAGCTAACGATAGTGCGAGACGAAGACCAAAGCGTCTACACTGCTATGTACTCGATGGAGAATATCAAGCAGGGTAGTTTCTCGATAGATTATGCATTCCAGACTCCACAGTCGCCAGATTTTATCGAAGTGGAATACATGTCCGATGTGACGTGGAAGCCGACGAGTGTTGAGTGTTATCTGAATATCGCAGGAGAAACGTCAGCTGGGCAAGTCTGGTTACTAGCAACGAATGCAAAAGCCAAAAATGTCGTTCTGGGTAATGGGACCACCTTTACGTCGGATATGCTTGGCGGTGTTATTAGGCTCACAGATGAGGCTT